ATGTGGTATAATCTTCTTATGGCATATTCAATAGATTTTCGTAAAAAAGTCCTCTCTTATTGTGAGCGAACAGGTAGTATAACAGAAGCATCACACGTTTTCCAAATCTCACGTAATACCATTTATGGCTGGTTAAAGCTAAAAGAGAAAACAGGAGAGCTAAACCACCAAGTAAAAGGAACAAAACCAAGAAAAGTTGATAGAGATAGACTTAAAAACTATCTTACTGACAATCCAGACGCTTATTTGACTGAAATAGCTTCTGAATTTGGCTGTCATCCAACTACCATCCACTATGCGCTCAAAGCTATGGGCTACACTCGAAAAAAAGAACCACACCTACTATGAACAAGACCCAGAAAAAGTAGCCTTATTTCTTAAGAATTTTAATAGTTTAAAGCACCTAGCACCTGTTTAGATTGATGAAACAGGAATCGATACTTATTTTTATCGAGAATATGGTCGCTCATTAAAAGGTCAGTTAAGAAGAGGCAAAGTATCTGGAAGAAGATATCAGAGGATTTCTTTGGTTGCAGGTCTAACAAATGGTGAATTAATCGCTCCAATGACTTACGAAGAGACGATGACGAGCGACTTTTTTGAAGTATGGTTTCAGAAATTTCTCTTACCAACATTAACCACACCATCGGTTATTATTATGGATAATGCAAGATTCCATAGAATGGGTAAGCTAGAACTCTTGTGTGAAGAGTTTGGTCATAAACTTTTACCTCTTCCTCCCTACTCACCTGAGTACAATCCTATTGAGAAAACATGGGCTCATATCAAAAAGAACCTCAAAAAGGTATTACCAAGTTGCAATACCTTTTACGAGGCTCTTTTCTCTTGTTCTTGTTTCAATTGACTATATTAGAGGCGAGACATTTTTCGGTTCTTTGTCAACTGTAGTGGGTTGAAGAAAGCGAAGATCTAGAAAGGACAAATTTCGTCCTTTCTTTTTTGAAGTTTTCAAAGTTCCTAAAACCAAAGGCATTGTGCTTGATAAGTTTGATGAGATTATTGGTGGCTTCCAGTTTGGCGTTGGAATAAGGTAATTGAAGGGCGTTGACGATTTTCTCTTTATCTTTGAGGAAGGTTTTAAACAAAGTCTGAAAAAGAGGTGGAAAAGCAAGAGCTGATAGAGATTATAGTGGTGTTTCAAGTCTTCGGAATAGCTCAAAAGTTTATCTAGAATTTCTTTATTAGTTAAGTGCATACGAAAAGTAGGGCGATAAAATCGTTTATCACTCAGTTTCTGACTATCTTGTTGAATGAGCTTCCAGTAGCGCTTGATAGCCTTGTATTCATGGGATTTCGGATGATGGCTTGTGTTCTGCTCTCAAGAACAGTTATGATATTGAGTTTATCAAAGTCCTGAGCAATAAAGCTCATCTCCATCTCCCGATTGAAACAGTCACTCCCCGGACTGTTTCAACGTCCTAGGACATAATCTCAGGAAGACGCGAAAAATCATGCTCAAAGTGAAAATTATTGATCTTGCGAATGACAGTTGAAGTTGAAATAGACAACTGATGATCAATGTCGGTCATAGAAGTCTTTTCAATTAGCTTCTGAGCAATCTTTTGGTTGATGATACAAGGAATTTGATGATTCTTCTTGACGATAGAAGTCTCAGCGAGCTCCATTTTTGAGCAATGATAGCACTTAAAACGGCCTTTTCTAAGAAGAATTCTAGTTTGAATTTTTTTATACTAGAAAATCAGAACCATAATACCTATATAAAAATATTATAGTTCTAATAGGATTTACCCAAAAGTTTTAAGGCGGTCTTTTTAGAACTTTAATTGTTTGAAATTTAGGTAGCAAATTTGTTTCTATTTTGTCAACTTTTCCTATTTTTATCTTGTTGAGGCTGGTATTTTAACAATTCAGGAATTGATAGTGAATGTGTAAAATTTTTTGTTAGAATAAGTTTATAAAAAAGAAAAGGAGTATTTGATTATGTTACAAAAAATTTATGAGCAGATGGCTAATTTCTATGATAGTATTGAAGAAGAGTATGGTCCTACATTTGGTGATAATTTTGACTGGGAACATGTTCATTTTAAATTTTTAATTTATTATTTAGTGAGATATGGCATTGGTTGTCGTAAGGATTTTATTGTTTACCATTATCGTGTTGCTTATCGTTTGTATCTTGAAAAATTGGTAATGAATCGGGGTTTTATTTCTTGTTGAGGTAATTTTAGTAAATTTCCGAACCAATTTACTCTTTTATGGAAAGATGATAGTAAATAGCTAGTAATTTTTCTAAATCATTTTTTAATAGTTGGAAATAGCAAATCTTTCTATTGTTTCTTCTTGATAAAAAGGCGATTTTTTATTATAATAAATTGTAAGATATAATTGCAGGTGAGAGTCCTGCCATGTATGTGAGAAAGGAAGAGCCTGAGGGCTCAGACAAGATTATGACTTCAGTTGTTGTTGTAGGTACCCAATGGGGTGATGAAGGTAAAGGGAAGATTACAGACTTCCTTTCAGCTAATGCAGAAGTGATTGCACGTTACCAAGGTGGTGATAATGCTGGTCACACGATTGTGATTGACGGTAAGAAATTTAAGTTGCACTTGATTCCATCTGGAATTTTCTTCCCTGAAAAAATATCTGTCATTGGGAATGGTATGGTTGTAAATCCTAAATCTCTTGTAAAAGAGTTGAGCTATCTTCATGAGGAAGGTGTAACAACTGATAACTTGCGTATTTCTGATCGTGCGCATGTTATTTTGCCTTATCATATCGAGTTGGATCGCTTGCAAGAAGAAGCTAAGGGCGACAATAAGATTGGTACGACAATTAAGGGAATTGGTCCAGCTTATATGGACAAGGCTGCTCGTGTTGGAATTCGTATTGCAGATCTTTTAGATAAAGATATTTTCCGTGAGCGTTTAGAACGTAACCTTGCTGAAAAGAATCGTCTTTTTGAAAAATTGTATGACAGTAAAGCGATTGTTTTCGATGATATTTTTGAAGAATATTACGAATATGGTCAACAAATCAAGAAATACGTGATAGATACATCTGTTATCTTGAATGATGCGCTTGATAATGGCAAACGTGTGCTTTTTGAAGGTGCACAAGGTGTTATGCTAGATATCGACCAAGGTACTTATCCATTTGTTACGTCATCAAACCCTGTAGCTGGTGGTGTGACAATTGGTTCTGGTATCGGTCCAAGCAAGATTGACAAGGTTGTAGGTGTATGTAAAGCTTATACGAGTCGTGTAGGAGATGGTCCTTTCCCAACTGAGTTGTTTGATGAAGTGGGAGAACGTATCCGTGAAGTGGGTCATGAATATGGTACAACAACTGGTCGTCCACGTCGTGTAGGTTGGTTTGACTCAGTTGTGATGCGTCATAGCCGTCGTGTTTCTGGTATTACTAACCTTTCTTTGAACTCTATTGATGTTTTGAGCGGTTTGGATACTGTGAAAATTTGTGTGGCCTATGATCTTGACGGTCAACGTATTGACTACTATCCAGCTAGTCTTGAGCAATTGAAACGTTGCAAGCCTATCTATGAAGAGTTGCCAGGTTGGTCAGAAGATATTACCGGAGCTCGCAATTTGGAAGATCTTCCTGAGAATGCGCGTAACTATGTTCGTCGTGTGAGTGAATTGGTTGACGTTCGTATTTCTACTTTCTCAGTAGGTCCTGGTCGTGAACAAACAAATATTTTAGAAAGTGTTTGGTCCTAAGAGATTTTTAAGATTTGTTTAAGATAGGTCGGGTATACTATAGACAGTTACAAGAAGACCTCCTAACTTGTTGTAACAAATATCCTAAACTTTTCTTTTTCATAATAATCTCCCTTAACTCCACCCAATCAGGTGGAGTTTTTTAGCTTTATTTCAGGCTTTTGGGGACTATTCTAAAAATAATTTTTCGATATTTTTCGGTATTTTTCGGATTTTGGTCGGGGAATTGGCGGGGACTTTTTTAGCGAATATGACTAAGAAATAGGTCTGTGGTCGCTTCAGCTAGTTCGTCCTCTACTTGATTGTAACGATCGGTCATATAGACTTTTGTATGGCCCAGCGCCTGGCTTAATTGTTCAAGCGGAACCCCTGCAATAATGCTTTGAGTCGTGAAGAAGTGGAGCATCATGTGAGGTGTTACATGCAATCCTGTTGCTTCATTCACTAGATTGAAGTTTCTATTTAGCTGGTTTGGATTGATGAGACCACCTTTCTCGTTGATAGTTATATAATCCTTGTGCTGTTCCTTGATAATTCCTAACTTTCGCTTAATCTTAGAAGCTTCAGCTATCAGATAATAGATCAGGTCTGTTCCGATATCATCAAGGCAGACATATCGCTCTGAATCCTTCGTTTTAAGCCCTCCTTTCCCTTTTAAGGTCTGGTTGCTTCGACTGTCTCTAAGATGCAGTATAGCTCGTCCGCTGTCGTTCTGAGTGATGTCCATTGGACGCAATCCAAAGACTTCTCCTCTTCTCAATCCAAAAATTGTCAGATAGGTCAGAGCGTAGAATTGTTTTGGCATAATCTCTTCTGCCTTTGCTATCCAAGTCTTGAACTCTTTGAGAGTCACTTTCTTGTTAGCTGCAGGAATATCACTCTGGCCAATAAAGACACCTTTCAAGCGATTTGAGAGCAGATTACCATTTTTCACGGCATCATTCAGCAATGCCATGAAGCTGGAATTGAGGGTTTGAACAGTGTATCTGGTATGGTTCTGCAACTTTTCAGCTATAAAGAGTTCATACTCATTTCTATCCAAATTTTTAAGCAGGATAGAACCAAACTTTGCCTTGATATGGTTCTTATAGAGATTGTCATTGAGGTAGTATGAAGTGTCATTCCAGCGCCCTGTTGACAATCTCTTTTCGGAATAGATATCCCAATATTGATCAAGCGTTAGATTCGTATTGATACCTAATTCCTGATCTTGGATTTGTTGCTCAATCTCTGTCAAGGCTGCACGAGCTTGAGGGAGAGTTGTGAAACCACTTTTACTTTTTTCTCTTTTTTTACCTCGGAAGAAAAAAGAACGTCTGACATAGTAACGCTTGCCTTTAGCAGTCTCATAGTAATAGATATTTGGGTATTTTGTTTTATTATATTTCATTGTATTCTCCTTGTTTACAGGCTTCTGGACAAGGTCTAAACATTGAGAATATTGACATCACCCCTTTCATGGTGTAAAATAGGGTATAGTAAAAAGGGCCATTTAATGCCTTTTACTAACCAGGATATCCTCACACTCAAAATTTGGCGATGGCGAGTGTGGGGATTTTTTGTTTTTATAGTTATTCTGATGAACTATCCTATCAATTCATAATATTCGTCAATGACCATTAATTCATCTGTGACTGTTCTAAGCTCATGTTTTTGCATGAACTGGATATAGTTGAAAGATTGATGGTCGTCTGATAGTGCAAGTTCTTCTTCTAGCAACTTATGAATCATGTGCCTATTAGCCTCATTCTCGCACCTAGTGTGGTTGTTTTGATATAGTGCAGTAGAATGTTCCAGATGTCCTAATTCGTGGTATATGACCCGTTTTTTTGCATCTTCGGACAGTTCACGGTTTATAAAGATAATACTGATTTCTTTGATATAAACTCCAGGTCTTTGCCAAAGTTCGTTATCAAAGTAAGCGAGAGTGACACCGTGTGAGTCCACTAGCTCTTCAATAGTCATAGGCTATCATCCTTCAAATATTTTTTAAAATTAGTTGTTTTATCTCTTGAACTAGAGTAAAATAGAATTGAAAGGAAGTGATTAAAATGAAGTTGAAACTCTATGCACATTTAGCTGTACTGTTTCAAGTTTCAGCATTTGTTTTTTTGATTTGTTACTTTTTTCTAAGACAAATCCTAACACTTCCAATCATCGTTTTACTCAGTTTCGTTATTTCTGAAATTATTCTTCGACTTTTTCTGGAGATTCGAGTAGTTCATCTTGAAGAATCCTAGTTGCTACTTCTGGAGCTTTAATATCTAGTTGAGATGTAGCGCCTTTAAACTGCGGACTCATCCCTTTATCTATTAACAATGCAATAGCCTCGGCATTTATTTTATTTGCCTGGGCTTTTTTGATTGCTTCATCCCCATCGCTATTTAACTGAGCTTTAAATTTCCCAAGCTTAGAATCAACTTCAAAGTTTGCACCATTGCGTTTAATTAAATTGCGAAAAGCAATTCCTCCAGTTAGAATAATGATAAATACTAGAACCGGGATTAGTATTTCAGGATGTCCAAGTAGTTCAATCGGCCCTTTCGATTGGACGTTGGTTCTTAGAACGACTTTCTCATCTTTTAATTCATCAGATTCTTTTACAACATTGACCATTTGCAAGACAGTGTGCAGAAATGTTGAGTATTCAAAAGCATCAATATTGTTTTCCTCTTGTACTTTGAAAGTGATACTCATGTGGTCATGATCGATGTAGGCATCATATAGACCTCGGTTGATGAATTTTTTGTAGGCATTTGCATCAGTGATGGTATGGCCTGAATAGACTAATTTGTAAAGTTTCGGGTCAATATCTCTGTTTGGTATGACTCCAAACCAGTGCACATTCATTCGCTTATTAAATGGGCAAACGTTAGATGCGGACTCTATGTTGCTTTCACTCTCTGTATAGGGTCTGCTCGTTATTTCACCTACAAGAAAATCGTTAGGAGATTCTGACGGAACAATGACAATGTCTCCGATTTTAAGACTATACGCAAACTTCATCATTTGATTGTAGGCAGAACCAGGCTTTTCTATCCTACTGTCAAACTCCTTGATTTTTCCTTTGATTGCATCTTCGTCAAGATTTTTAAGGTCATCTAATGTTATATAGTTCCATCCAATGGCGATATAGCCACCAGTTTGAAAACTTTTATAGAATTGCCCTTTTTGAGCCCTTACAAACCAATAATCTTTAGAACTATCAACAGACGGGAGTTGATGATATATGTTTTCAAAAAGGGTATTGAAAAGCAAGGCATCTTGTTCGGTAATCGTCATACTATCTACCTCTCAAGTATATTTCTATGATGTTTTGAATCGCATCGATATCCTCTTCTGTAAGTGGCTTACCATCGAAGGTTTTGGCATTCTCTGCCATCTTTCGGAGGTCGTCAGACGTGTATCCTGCGATTGTATCATCACCAGCAATAGCAGGATTATCAGTACGACCAAGTAAGTAGTCTGTAGATACGTTGAAGTAGTCTGCGATTTTGGATATATGTTCAGCAGATGGAGTCTTTTTATTTTTAAGACTGTAAATGTAATTTTTTCCCAAACCAACCCTATCTTCTAAAGTGTTTAGAGAAATTCCCTGTTTTTTAGCTAAACTTTTAATTTTTTCGAATGTCTCAAACATTGATACATCAACCTTTCTGAAGCATTACAAAAAAATATTTTATTTTTTCGTCTAAAACACTTGACAAAAATTAGACGAACGACTAAAATAGTATTTGTAAGTAATTAGCAACTAAAAAAACAACTAAGAAATAAATTATAAAAAATGTTTTGGCGAACGGTATTTATAGATTTATTAGTGTTTTTATTATGCTTTCATTTTAGACGAACATCTAAAAAAAGTCAAGCGAAAAGATAAAAAATAGTTAAAAATTTAGTTGTTTCTTGTTTACTTGTTCCTTGACAATTGAATAGAGTATGTGAGATAATAAAGGGGAATTAAGGATTAGTTCTATATCATGGACTAGAAAAGACCCCAGGCTAACTTCCACATTAAGCTTGGGGTCTTTTTTTGACACTATTTGTCCTTGTTCAGCCATTTATCAGCTAAACGAAGAACAACACCGACCACAATCGGTCCGATGATAGTTTTAAGGATTAGTTCCATCATGGGCTATCTCACCTCCTTTCGTAGGCGGTGTAGAAGTGCCGTAAAATATTATACCACATTTCTAATTCAGCTTGTCAAAGGTTTCTTTTGACAACTTAAAATAGATGTGAGATAATATAGGGGAAGTGAAGATGTAGTCTACTACAACTACAAAAAAGCCCCTGCTGATAACCACAAAAGCAAGGGCTTTTTCTAGTCTACGCTAGAAAGGTGGGTTAGTCGCTATTTCTTGTTTAGCCATTTTTCGATGACTATCAGGACGATACCGACCACCAAGGGTAGAATAATATTTGTGAAGATGTAATCTACCATAGGCTCCACCTCCCTTCTAAGGCAGATGTGCCGTCACTATTATACCACATGCTCTATCAGTTAGATAGGGCATTTTTTATTTTTGAAAAAAGGAGGAACGTGTCGATGGTAAGTATTCTTAAAAATTTAGAACAAGAAAAAGACCACCTTGAAAAAATCATTAAGGTAGTCAGCGCTGGTGGTAAATTTCTGAGATTGCCATATCAAAAAAAGTCACGCTCGATTAGTGAGAATCTGAAATTGATTTCTCAAAATCTTGATAAATTGAGCGAGTAAGTTCAACAAACCACGAATCAGCATTCATGATTTCAAGATGACGAAAGAAACCTGTTTTGGTTTCCAGTTCAGAATCGTGTGCATAACGTAATATTTCTCTAGCAAAGATGGTTTCAAAATCAAAATCTTTACCATCATCGTAGATGTCGCGTTTGCTTGCTTTGAGTAAATATTCTTTAAAAGTCATAAGGTTAACTCCTTTCTGCTTATATTATAGCAGAAAAAGAAGAAAGAAAAAGAAAGGAGAAAATATGCCAGATATCGCAAACGGTCGCGAAAGAGTTATTGCTTTCTTGAAAGAGAAAGGCATTAAAAAAGCAACTCTAGCGGTTGCTTACGGCTTTAAACGACAGGAAGTGACAAACATTCTAAGTGGAACGACTAAAGGTCCACGAGCGAACAGTTTCATTCTTCAGGTTATTGAAGATTATGGGATTGAGTAGGAAAGATTTGAGGAGTAGGAAAATGAGACCAAGACGATATCCGTATAGTGGGAAAAAAGAGTCCACCTTTGTAAAGGCCGACCCTGAGTTAGTTGAAAAACTTTTAAGAAACACTAGTTTTCTTGAGCGTTTACAAAAAAAGCCTATCAATTTTCAGATAGACTTACTGGAAAGAATTAGTAGACTTGAATCTCAAGTGATCAGTCTAGCAAATCATGAAATGTTCAAAATACCATCTTCACGTTCTTCAACCGCATAGCCAGCACTTATACATTCTGAAATAATTTCATCTTTAGGAATAGCATATAGTTTAGGGTCTACGCAACAAACCTTAAATGCTGGATTACTTAGAACATCCTGAATAAACCGGTCTAAATCATCCCAATTATAGTTAGGATAATTCTTTTCAGGTCTAGGTTGTAACCGCGACATACTATCTTCTCCTTTCTATTGGAATTTTGACTAAAACGGTGAGAGGTCCTAGTCAAGAGTATTATAGCAATTTAGGAGGATATTACATCAGTCTTGAGGCTGATATAGGAGGTTGAATGGAAGATAAAATCATCGAACTTGCTGATTACTTCATCAGCGAATCTACAACGTACAGAGAAGCTAAAATAGCGTGTGAGAAGCTATTGAAACAAGTCAGCCATGAGATTGAACTCAGGGCGATGGAAAGTAAGACAGTCTAGAAGACAACAAAAAGCACCTGGCGGCAATCAGGCGCTCAACAAAATTACTAACTGAATTATATCACGAAAGGAACTTTATGAACGAAATTTTTAATTTTCACGGACAAGAAGTCCGTACTTTGACAATTGATGACGAGCCGTGGTTTGTCGGGAAGGATGTAGCGGACATCCTAGGATATAGCAAGGCTAGAAATGCGATTGCTCTTCACGTTGATGAAGAGGACGCCCTAAAACAGGGCATCCCTACTAGTGGCGGAACACAGGATATGTTGATCATCAACGAATCTGGTCTCTACTCTCTCATCTTATCCAGCAAGTTGCCTCAAGCTAAGGAATTCAAGCGCTGGGTGACTTCAGAGGTCTTGCCAGCTATTCGCAAGCAGGGGGGATTTATCCGCGAGGACTTGGACGAGGATGCTTTCATCGCTCTATTCACTGGCCAGAAGAAATTGCGTGAGCAACAGGTGACCATGCTGGAAGATATTGACTACCTCAAGAGTGAGCAACCAATTCATCCAAGCTACGCTCAATCGCTACTGAAGAAGCGTAAGGCTAGGGTTGTGGCATGCCTGGGTGGTATTGATAGTCCAGCTTATGCGGATAAGATTTTTGCTCAGTCAGTCTTTAGACAAGCTGAGATTGACTTTAAAGACCACTTCAACATTAGTCGCTATGACTTGCTACCCAAGAAGCATGCGGATGCCGCTCTAGCTTACTGGATGACTTGGGAGCCAAGCACCAATACTAAGATGAAAATCATGAAATTGAACTCATTTGACGAAGTGTAGGAGGGAAAAAGATGGACAATGTTCTACTTTCACTATCTGAATGGATTAAATCCATTATCAAGGACACAATCACTAGATTGGTTGAAATAGAAAAAGATAGTGACCACTATCCAGAGCTGATGGATGTAAACACTACCTGTGATTTTCTAGGAATTAAGTATGCCACTTTTTCAGATAATTATCGTTACTTAAAGGGATTTCCAAAGGAATTACCTGGTAAGAAATGGTCAAAAAGAGCCATCAAAGAATGGCTCTCTAATCAAATATAATAACTTTACTAAAAGGCTTCTGGACAAGGTCTTAGCAAAATTATTTGACTATATTATAGCACAAAAAGAGGATAAGGAGATAAAAATGTTTGAACCACCGATTTTAGACCAGTTGATGGGTGTTGGAGCTTTGCTGATTGGATTTGCAGGGGCTTGCCGTCATATCAAATTGCAGGAACAACGCAAGGAAGAAGAAAGACGAGAAGAGCAAGAATTTGCGTCTATGATTATTCAAGGCTATAACCATGCTTACGAACGTGGTAGAGAGGCTGAACGTCAAGAAATCCGCAAGAATATTCGTCGTCCGTTCAAGGGCTTTACCTACGACAACGAACCGCCTCAAGGATTGCGTCCTGAGCCATTAGCTTTGCCAGAACCTAAACAGTCTGCAATCAGACTTCTGTAATGAGGAGGGCAGGAAATGGAAGAATTGATTGAATGGCTTGAAACCAAAGAAAAATTAAACAGGGAAATGATTTCTGACGAGGAAACATCGGACTTTAACCTACATCTAGAAAATGATAATGATACCATGTTCATGATCAAGGAATACTTGAACGATTATAACAAGCTAGCCAAAGACTATCGAATTCTATCGTCTGAAAATCGTCTACTTAAGCTTGAAAAAATGGAGCTGGAAGGCAGGTACATCTATGAGGATATGCGGATGAAGTACCGTGCCAATCGTAGGAAGTGGGGGGCAAAGACTTAGTGCGGATTGGAGAAGTATATGTCTGATAATAAAAAATATTATTACTTAAAATTGCGAGACAATTTTTTTGATAATGACGATATAGCAATCCTTGAAAGCATGCCAGACGGGATACTTTATTCTAACATTCTACTAAAACTTTATCTTAGAAGCCTTAAAAACAATGGTAAATTAATGTTTAATGACCGCATACCTTATAATGCACAGATGCTATCAACGATTACTAGGCAACCAGTTGCAGTTGTAGAAAAGTCAGTCGGAATATTTAAAGAGATGGGATTGATTGAGGTTTTGGATAACGGGGCCATCTACATGCTTGATATCCAAAATTTTATTGGTTCATCAAATACTGAAGCTGATAGAAAGCGTGAATATAGACGAAAAATCGCTTTAGAAAAAGGTCAAAAACTTTTGGGACATTCGTCCGGACATTTGTCGGACGAACAGGCACCAGAGATAGAGATAGAGAATAGAGATATAAAAGAGAATAGAGATATAAAAGAGATAGATTCTGCAAAGGACAATTCTCCTGCTGCTATTGCTGAATATTATCAATCTCGTGTCGGAGTGCTTGATGGGAAACAATTTGAACAACTACTTGACTACATTAGATTTGATCATATGGAGTATGAATTGGTAAAACTTGCGATTGATAAGGCTGCTGATAATTCAAAACGAAGTTTTGGATATGTAAATAGTATTTTGAAGAATTGGGTGCAAAATGGTATCAAGACTACTGTACAACAAGAAGAAGAGCAATCAAACTTTAACAAATCAAGAGGATTTACTACTTCTCGTGGAAATCAATCAGAACAGGGGGCAAAGGAAGAATGGGGATTTTAGAACTTATCGAGCAATTTGAAGATGAATTTTATCCGATAAGCGACGAAAAGAAATCTTTGCTTATAAAACAACCTCTTTCTACTGTCACTGCCTGCTTGTCTGAAATGGCTAGCTGGCATGAATGCGGAGGTCGGCTAGTATGGTAGACAATGTGTTTGAGGAAATCGCCTTATCTTATCGTAGGAATACAGAACAACAAGAAGAGTTCTGCGAAAAGCATAACATCCCTTTGATAAAGATATTGAGGACCGAGAGTGTTGTATGTCGCATGTGTGAATCTGAGCGGATTCATGAAGAAAATCAGGAAAGAGTGAATGAACTGGCTAATGCTGAGAATGAGCGAGAGAGGAAATACTATCTTGAAAAGTTCTCTCTTTATGATGAAGTTTTGAAAAATGCTACTTTGGACAATTTTGAAACACCAACCGAAAAAGAAGCGGAAAAGCTAGCTTTTGCAAAGAGGATTTGTCGTGAGTGGTCTGAGGGTGCTAGGAACAACATCGTGTTACAAGGAGAAGCTGGAACAGGTAAGAGCCATTTGGCTTTTGCGATGGTCAAAGCTCTATCTGAGTACACGAAAGAGATTGCTATTTTTATTAACGTAACTGACTTGCTGATGAAGATTAAAGCTGATTTTAGTCAGGAAGAGTTTCTGGTCAATAAAATTGCTAGTGCTAAGTTCTTGGTTTTGGATGATTTAGGAATGGAAAAAGATAGCGAATGGTCATTTACTATTCTCTACAATATCTTGAATAAGCGTTCAAACACAATCATTACCACAAATTTGATTTCTGCCGATATTCAAAAAAGATATGGCAGACCTTTCATGTCCAGACTAATGAAGGGTGTAGATAAAGACCATTTGATGGTTTTCAATGATTTGACAAACAAGCGAAAGCAATATTTTTAGAATAGGGGTGGCTGATGTTTATTTTAAAGCATGGGACAAGAGAGGATAAGCCGTTTCTAAGGTCTGCAATTATCAGTGTGACTGGCTTGGATATTTCGTGTTCTGAGGAGAAGAAAGCCATGCGGTTTATTTCTCGGGCGGCAGCCTTACAGGTTAGCAAGGCATTGAGAGGTTCCTTTGGGAACTTCTACCCTGTCGAGGTGGAGTGATGTTAGAGCTTTATTTCGTCTACAACGGGCACTGTAAGTTTTTCCTTGGGAGGTTTGACAATGTCGATGATCTCATTGAGCAGATGGAAGACCATCAGTGGGCTTTCTCAGCTATCACTCATCCAAGGTTTCAGAAGCACATTGGTCAGCGGACGACACGATTTGACTACGGTTCTAAGGATTGTTACTATTTAGCGACTTTTTCAGGAGGAGAATAATGGCTAAAAATATTTTAATAGATCTAGCATTTGAGAATCTTCACAAATGTATGGGAATTTCTGATTGGAAAGAATTTGATTAAGTAATTCTTGTTAGTTCAGCTAATAAAGAACAAATTGAGTCAGATGAAAGTTACCATTCAGCCGGAAAATGTAATTATCTTGGCAAACGAATTTGTATCTTCTGTGAACAAGTGAAGAAAAATAATTACATCACTCTACATAAATCTATGTTAGAAAAAATTATTAAGACAATGGAATCATTTACAGATGCAGAACAAATGAAGGGAGAAGAAAATGATTGAACTTATTAAAGAATTTGGCATGGCGATTCTGTGGCTATTTCTCGGTTACTTAATCGGGGAACGTGCAGCAAGAAAGATGATCAATAACGTTACATTGGTAGGGCGCTTGACGAAAGACCCTGAATTAAAATATACGCCGTCGAATGTGGCGGTTGCGACGTTTACACTTTTAGTGGGAGGTAAGAAACATGGTTGGAGTAACCTATCAGGAAATTCATCTCTTTGTTGAATTTTTGAAAGAGCAGTACGGGCAAGGTCGTCCAGACTATATTGAAGCCCTGAACGACTTAGACGGTCTGGTGGAAGTCTCCTAAAGAGAAGCTATTGAAAGATTTTTAGAAGATGAAGTACGATAAACAGACTGAGATTGACGGACTGAAACGCACGATCGAGCAAAACGAAGAGAAGATAATCGAGTATTCGAAGCCGTGCGATGCACGCAAGAGACGGATTAGAGCGCTGGAGCGCGATTTGTTGAGGAAAAAGAATAAAGAATTAAGACGGAAAGCGGAGGAGTTGGAAGATGATGGAAGAGTTAAAGAAAAAAGTTAATGCAGTATACAATTGGACGGTAGAAGACGGGAAGCCGCAACCTCCCCAGCAAGATTTACCACAAGCAGTAAAAGACCGGGTGGACTATTTTTGGGAAATGGCAGAAGATGGTATGACATTTATGGGAGCGATGGAATGCATCTTTGCTGATGAAAAGCCTACAGACTATGAATTGGGAGCTACTAAGGGTTGGTTGCCAAAATCTAAGGAGTTTGATGATTGGATTGGCTATTCGCCAAGCATGGCTCAGGTAGTTATTGCAGTTTATTTGATTTATGGAGGAAACTAAGATGAATAAGCAGGAATTGATTAAAAAATTATTTGATAACTTGTTTACATTTTTGAAAAACTTGGAGGTGGAAATTGAAAAAATTGAGCGACGAAGAACTCAAAACGTTAGACAGAGAACTTTTCAAATTTCAAAACATTCAACGCACAATAGACTTAAGAAGGCTAGAATTAGAAACCAGAAACCCAGATGCTCAAAGTGGGCCAACTGTAGGAATAAGCAAACCTACCGAAACTATCGCAATCAGAATCGCAGATGATCCGACTTTAAAATTTCTTGAAGGATTTAAAGGGATTATTAACAAACTCTTGAGTAATCTAGTGGATGAGGATATGGAAATCTTTAATCTACGCTGGAGATACCCCCAACTGAGATGGGAAGAAATAGCAGAACAGAAATTCATGAGCAAAGCTACAATCTATCGACGTAGAAGGATTATCTTAGAACAGTACGCTATACTGAAAGGTGAGTTGTAAATAAGATTGAGACAAAAGACATCTTGAAGTCTCACAAAAAAAGGTCTATTATGATAGCATGAACTTCTGAAACAAAAACACAAATCACATGTTGGAGTCATCCTATTTTTACAGAAAAGTTGTTTAACAGAGGAACATCATGAGTCAGCAACCAGCTGGCTTTTTGTTTTGTAGAAAGGAGGCAGTTATGGAATTTGTATCACCGATAAAAGACAATGATGATATTCAAGCTATGAAAGATTATCTCAGAGAATGGAATGAGATGTATTATATGCTATTCATCACAGGCCTGAATACTGGCTTACGAGTCGGAGATATACTTACCTTGAAAGTTAAAGATGTTCAAGGTTGGCACATCAAACTGAGAGAACGGAAGACTGGTAAGCAGATAACAAGACGGATGACAAAAGAACTCAAGAAAGAAATGAGGAGATATGTTGAAGGCAAACCATTTCATCATTTCTTATTCAAGAGTAGGCAAAGTCAGAATAAAGCGATCACTCGTGAGCGAGCCTATCAAATCATACATGAAGCAGCTGAAGAACTTGGCATTGATAATGTTGGCACACATACAATGCGCAAGACATTCGGCTATAAATATTACAACAAGACAAAGGACGTAGGAACATTACAGAAAATGTTCAATCACTCATCACCTGCAATCACCCTGAGATACATAGGGATAGAGCAAGCAGAGCTTGATGACGCACTACGGAACTTTGTCATTTAATTTTTTAGATATTACTTTCACATAATGAGTTAAGCATAAACTAAAAAAATGAAACTCTTCAAAACCCATGCTTAGTAAGGGGTTGAGATTCAGAGTGAGTTTAACAAAATATAAGATATGTGAAAGTGAGGGATAAAATTGGTATAGTTACAAGAGGTGAAAAATGGTAAAAGAATACCGTGATGATTTTCTTGGAGAAAAGGCCTTCGAGAAATTAAATAAAGATATTGATGCCAATCCTGAAGTTGGCTTTGAAATTGTTGGATATACTCAAACAGCATTTGTAAATGGAATGCATATGCCGTTAACAGCCATACTAGTAAAATGGAATAATTTTTTTAAAGAATCAGAATGAGACAAAAGACATCTTGAAGTCTCACAAAAAAAGGTTTATTATGGTAGCATAGATTTCTTGTATGAGGAGGGGATAGGTCAAAGGCCTGTCCCTTTTAGCATTGAGAAAGGAGGTTTGAGATGTATAACAAACCTATCAGACCATCCTTGAAATCTAAGAAGTGGGAGAAGTTCCGTGATAGGATAATGCGTAAGCATGATTATCTTTGCCAAGAAAGTTTGCGTTACGGAATTTCTGTTCAAGCAGAAATGGTACATCATATCTTTCCTGTGTCTGAATATCCTGAGCTTGAATTTGTTGAATGGAATTGCTTGCCATTGACGAATAAGAAACATAATACGTTTCATGATAGAGTGAACGATAGAGTAATCAACCAAGGATTGTATTGGCAGAAAAAAAGAAAAAAAGAATTTTTAAATTTTTTCAAAAATGAAAAATGAAAATTTTTAATCCCCCCCTCTTTTTGAAAAATCATTTTGGCCAGTAGGGTACCGGTGAAGGGAACTTTTTCCAAGTCGGGGGCCTTCAAACAAAAAGGGGGTAAAAACTAAGCGATTTTGACGAAAGGAGGTAGTTTTTGGCTAAACCAATTACAGCAAAGTCGATTAAGTCAAAAGTGGTCAAGCAGATGAAAGACTTGGGCACTTATCGGAAAGAGTTCGAAATGATCATTGACATTTTCGCAGGTATGTTATACCAGTATCAGAAACTTGCTCAAGATTATGCTAACTTGGGTTATCCAGTAACAGACACCTACGTCAATAAGGCTGGTGCTGAAAATGAGCGCAAAGTTCCAATCTTGACAGCTATGGAAATTTTGAGGAAAGACATTCTCAGCTACTCTAATCAGCTGATGATGAATCCGAAATCTCTCGGTGAGGTAGTAGAACAAGAAGGTGATTCAGTTCTTACTGAGGTTCTGAAGTTCAAGAACGAAATCAAGAAGAAGCGAGTATCTGGAAATGGGTAATCTTGATAAAGCAAAAGAATACGCTCAACACGTCTTAACTCACCGAGAAGAACATTGCGAAGAAAACATCCTTGCTGCTGAACGTTTTTTCCGTGATTTAGAAAATCCTGCTTTTGAGATGGATGAGGATATGGTGGATTTTGTTATTCACTTTATCGAGAACGTGATAGTTCACCAACAAGGCGATGATATGTTTGCGGTATCTATCCGTAACAAGCCATTGCTTTTGCAACCGTGGCAACATTTCGTTGTAGTTAATCTGTTTGGTTTTTACTACAAGGGTACGAATGAGCGCAGGTTCAAAGAAGCGCTTATCATGCTTGCTCGGAAGAATGGGAAGACCTCGTTTACTGCTGCAATCGCACTTGCTTATCAGATATTAGATACAGATAGCGGTTCCAAATGCTATATCGTTGCTAACTCAGTCAAGCAAGCGATGGAAGCTTTTGGTTTTTTAAGATTCAACGTTGAACGCTGGAACGATAAGAACATTCGTATCAAGGATAATAACCAAGAACACTCTATCACTGCCAATTTTGGTGATGAAGGTTCTTTCTTTATCCAGGCTTTAGCGAATGATGAGAGCCGTCTGGACTCTTTGAACGGAAATGTTATCATCTTGGACGAAGCTCACACAATGAGGAACAGTAAGAAACATGGTCTTATGAAAAAAACAATGTCAGCATACCGTAACAGTATGCTTTTTGTTATCTCTACAGCTGGGGATATTCCTACCGGGTTCCTTGCTAATCGTTTGAAATACTGTCAAAAGGTGCTCAAGCAATTGGTCACTGATGATTCATTTTTCATCTTCATCTGCAAGGCTAATCAATCTGCTGATGGGGATGTAGTGGACTATCTGGACGAGAACATCCTCAAGATGGCTAATCCGTCATGGGGGGTCACGGTTTCGCTCAAGGCTCTCAAGGAAGAAGCAGAGCAGGCTATGAATGATCCTCAGACAAGAAATGAGTTTTTCAATAAGACCTTGAATATCTTTACAAACTCTATGAACGCTTATTTCAATCCGGATGAGTTTATTGCGTCGGATAGTTGTTACGATTGGAGTCTAGAAGAGCTGGCACGCTTGCCGATTCGTTGGTATGGTGGTGCGGACTTGTCAAGATTGCACGACTTAACAGCAGCTGCTCTCTATGGTGTCTATAATGATGGTGAGAAAGACGTTGATATCTGTATCACACATGCTTTCTTTCCTCGGATTAATGCTCAGAAGAAGGCTAACGATGATGGGATTCCACTTTTTGGCTGGCAGTCTGATGGTTGGTTGACGATGAGCAACACTCCAACGGTACTCTATGACGATATCGTCAAATGGTTCATCAGTATGCGTGAGCGTGGATTTAAAATCCAAGCTGTGGGGATGGATAGGAAGTTTGGTCGCGAGTTTTTAGCTAAGATGAAAAAGGCTAAGTTCAAGATGATTGACCAGCCTCAGTTATTCTATCTGAAATCTGAGGGGTTCAGACGGATTGAGTTCAAAGTCAAGAACAAGGAATTTTACTATCTTCATTCTGACGCTTATGAATACTGTGTGAGCAACGTTAGAGCAATTGAAAAGGTGGATGACGCTGTGCAATATGAAAAATTAGATGGAGACGGTGGGACTGCAAGGATTGACTTGTTTGATGCCAGCGTCTTTGCTTGTATACAGGCTCTTGCTAATCTTGGCAAGTGTGGTGATGTGATGAGATTCTTTGATTAGGTGAATTATGAATGAAATAGTATTATCAGAACATGAAATTAACTTGCTGATCAACAAAGGGCGAGTTAAAGTAATTTTAAACGGGGAAGTAGTAACTATTCGTCAAAGACATATGAAAAATTTGATGGCTGAAACAGTAAAATGGGAAAAACAGGTAATTGATGTCAGTCAGAATATCGTAAGAAATAAACACTTTGATTCACTTTTTCAAAATACTTTTCGTTAGAAAGGAGGTGAGGAAACATGGGTATTTTTGAAAAGTTTTGGAAACGAAACAAGCCAAGTAAGTCAATCAACATGCTGAGTCATTCAGATTTAGGGTTGTCAAACCTGATGGACTCGTATGTACCTTTGGCCAGAAATCCAGATGTGGTGACAGCGGTTAATAAGATTGCTGATTTGGTCTCTAATATGACCATCCACTTGATGGAGAATACAGATAAAGGTGATATCAGAATCCGTGATGGGCTTGCTAGAAAGATTGACATCAATCCGTGTAAACACATGACAAGGAAGTCATGGATTTTCAAGATTGTGCGCGATTTGCTTTTATATGGCGATGGGAACTCTGTCCTACATGTGGAATATGAACCTGTTACGGATTATATTTCTAATCTAAGACCATTTCCGATGAGAGAGGTTTCATTCCAAACAGATAAGGATTCCTATGTAATCTCATTTAGGGGTGAAGAATATTCCCCTGATGAAGTAGTCCACTTCGTCATCAATCCAGATCCAGATATTCTATACATTGGTACTGGTTTTAGGGTGACGTTGACAGATGTGGTTCAAAGTTTGAACATGGCTACCAAGACTAAAAAAAGCTTTATGAACGGGAAGAATATTCCTAGTCTTATCGTTAAAGTAGACTCGTCTAGTGCTGAACTAGATTCGGAGCAAGGGCGTGAGCGTATCGCTGAGAAGTATTTGAGTACTAGCAGGGTTGGCGCTCCATGGATTGTTCCAGAGGCATTGCTGGATATTCAGCAGGTAAAACCGCTTAGTCTAACGGACATCGCTTTAAACGAGTCTGTGGAATTGGATAAAAGAACAGTTGCAGGTCTATTAGGAGTACCTGCTTTTATTTTGGGTGTAGGAGAGTTCAACAAGACAGAGTATAACAACTTTGTAAATACGACTGTCATGAGTATCGCTACCACTATTACTCAAACACTAACCAGAGACTTACTTTTGTCTAGTAATCGTTACTTCAAGCTAAATCCTCGCTCACTCTTCTCTTACAACATTACAGAGTTGTCTGAGGTTGCACGTCAAATGACAAACAGTACTGCAATGCGTCGTAATGAGTGGAGAGATTGGCTTGGTATGGCTCCTGATCCTGAGATGGAAGAGTTGATTGTCCTTGAGAACTTTATCCCTCAAGAGAAAATAGGAGACCAAAATAAATTGAAAGGAGGTGAGGAAGAGAATGCAGAAACGGAATAGCTATCGTGCCACTCAATTTCAAACTAGGGAAGAAGACTCTGGTGATTTGATTTTGAGTGGCTACTTTATCAAGTTTGACGAGGAGACGGAATTGTGGCCAGGCTACTGTGAAGTTATCAAGCGTGCTGGAGTTGAAAAAGCTATCACAGACGCTGATATCAGAGCTTTATTTAATCACGATGATAGTCTTATTCTTGGTCGAACAGGTAACGGAACTCTGACTCTGGGTGTTGATGATGTTGGTCTTTTTGGGGACATCATCATTAACAAGGATGATCCTCAAGCGGTTGGAGCCTATGCCCGTGTTAAGCGTGGAGATGTTATCGGATGTAGCTTTGGCTTTATCCCGATAAAAATCGAAACAGAGGAACGTGAAGATGGTTCGTATCTGGACACTGTCTTAGAGCTAGAAATCTTTGAAGTGAGTCCATGTACTTTCCCAGCCTATCCGCAAACGGAAATTGCTGCACGACAAAAAGATTTCGAAAGTCAGAGCCGTGTGAATCGAGAAGCGCTAGATAAGCGCAAGAAAGAAATTAAGGAGAAATTTAAGCTATGAATAAGGCGTTAATCTTTGGTGCTCGTATGCGAGCAAAAGCAACTAAGGTAGTTGAGTTGGAAGAAACTATCGAAGAATTAAACAAACGTTCGGTTGTTGAACTAGAGAAGTTAGATCGTGCTGAAACCGATGAAGAAGTTTCAGCAGTTGAAAAGACTGTAGACGGTCTTCAAAAGGAAATTGAAGAAAAAGAAGCTGAAAAAGCGCAGTTGGAAAAAGAAATTGACGAGTTGGAAAAACAAATTGAGGAGCAAAATCGTAAAGCACCGACTCCGGGAAAAATGGAAGAACGAGGAGGAAAGACATTGGGACAACGTGAAGCATTTAATCATTACCTACGAACAAAAGAAGCGCGTGCTGATGGTTTTAAATCTACTGAAGGTGAAGCTATCATTCCAGTTGATTTGATGCCACCGAGAGAAGCAAAACAAGACAGACTGACTTGATTTCATTGGTAAATGTAGTCAAGGTTAAAAACGCTAGTGGTAAATGGACCTTGGTTAAATTGACAGATCAAACAATGAATACCGCGGAAGAACTGGAAGAAAATCCATCTCTGGCCAAACCAAGCTTTACAAAAGTAAACTATGATATTAAAACACGTCGTGGGCATTTGCCTGTGTCTCAAGAATTGATTGATGATGCTGACTACGATGTGATGGGCTTGGTTGCTAAACAAGCTAAGAACCAAGAACGTATCACTAAGAATAAAGAGATTGCTAAGATTCTCAAGTCTGCTACTGCTAAAAATGCAGCAGGATTGGACGGTTTGAAAGATATCCTCAATGTGGAATTGAAACCATACTACAATGCAACTATCGTATGTACTCAATCTATGTTCGCTGCTCTTGATAAAATCAAGGACAAGGACGGTCGCTACATGCTCCAAACAGATATCACATCTCCAACTGGCTACAAGTTTGCTGGTCGTGTTATTGTTGTTTATCCAGATGATATCATTGGAGATGCCAAAGGTAATATGAAAGCCTTCATCGGTGACGTTGGAGAATTTGCGACATTGTTTGACCGTGCGCAGACTACTGTCAAATGGCAAGATGACAAAATCTACGGTCAGTATTTGGCAACCGCTAATCGTTTTGATGTAGTAAAAGTAGACAGAGATGCAGGATTTTATGTGACCTATGCAGATGCTGTTTTGTAAGGAGGTAGTAAATGGTATATAAGGTAATCCGTCCTTTTAAGGACTTACGAGACCCAAAGAAACATTGCTATAAGGTTGGGGATAATTACCCTAGAGTTAAGCACAAACTTGATAAAGAGTTTGCGGAGACTCTGCTAAATGGGGCAAATAGTGCAGGATCTATCTTTTTGATGAATGTAGAAGATAAGGATATGTCGAAAGATGACACATTAACTACAGAAGTAGAAAAGGAAGAAACAAAGGTAGTAGATGGGAAACCTGAAGAGGGAGACGAGGAGTAGTTATGGACAATGTTCAATTATTAGAATTGCTTAAGCTAAAATTGGGTATAGCAACAAAACTACGCGATAAGCCCTTGGAGAAAATCATCGAAGCTGTCAAAACAGAACTAGAAGATAACTTAGGAGTTCTACTTGACTTAGACAGCTCAGAAGACCAAATGTTTGTAGTTGATTTTGCAGCCTTTCGCTATGAGGGTGGGGTGGATATGCCACGTCACCTTCAGTGGCGACTGCATAATTTACAGATAGCATCAAAGAAAGAGGTCAAGAATGTGGAATCATGAAATCACACTGATCTCTAAGGAAGTCACAGGTAAGGATAAACTACTACAACCAATCTCTGAAGATGTTGAAGTTACTCTCTTATGTCGCAAAAAGAGGGTCACTCGCTCTGAATTTTATCAGGCGAATCAGGTAGGGCTTAAACCGATCTTGGTCGTTGAGATTCGAAATTTTGAGTATGAGAATCAAGAGCTTGCGAAGTTCGAAGGCAAGCAATATCATATCTTGAAAACCTATCCTATTGATTCTGAAATTTTAGAGTTGACTTTGTCAGAGGTGTTGAAATGAGCTTAACAAGTGATTTAGCGAATGAAATTGCAAAGGCAATGGCAGAGTACTCTGCTGAGGTAGAAGATAAGATTGACCTGATTGCTGAGGACGTTGTAAACGAAGCCGTTACGGAATTAAAAGCGACTAGTCCAAAACGTCATGGAAAGTATGCTAGAAATTGGCGCTTCAAGAAAAATGCTAAAGGGTCATACGTCATCTACAACGCAGCTCCAACCTATCGTTTAACTCACTTACTAGAAAATGGGCATGTTTTGAGAAATGGCGGTCGTAGTCGGGCATTTCCACATATTAAACCTGTTGAGGAGAAAGTTAAAGAAAACTTTGAGAAGCGAATCAAGGAGATTGGAAAATGAAGCTATCAGACTTTGCAGCTATTTTGGAACAGGTAAACTTGCCTGTCACTTATCGAGCGTTTAAAACTGGGAACGCTCCTGACCTACCTTATCTGGTCTATTATGAATCAATTCCAGCCATCAATGCAGCTGACAACACGGTTAATCATCAGATTAAGAGCGTGACAGTAGAGCTAGCTTTTGAGAGTAAGGATGAAGATTTGGAAGAACGTCTGGAAGAGCTGTGGACAACCCACGAGCTCTTTTTCGATGTTCAAGAAGAAACATTTATCGAGACTGAAAGACTTTATGTCAAGTCTTATACGGTCTATCTATACCAAGGAGGAATGACATGACTCAAGAAAATAAAGTAACCTTTGGTTTAAAAAATGTTCACGTTGCGCCAATTAAATCAATTGGTGCAGATGGAGTGATTGCTTACGATGAAATTTTCCGCTTTCCTGGAGCAATGGAATTGACATTGGATCCAAGGGGTGAATCAACACCAATCAAAGCAGACGATATCGATTATCACTTCATGAACTCAAACGAAGGGTATGAAGGGAAATTCAAAATCTCTCACATTATTGAAATGTTTGCGACTAAGATTTTGGGTGAAATCAAAGATGCTCAGACGGGTGTTTTGACTGAAAAAGCTGATGCAGAATCCACATCATTTGCCTTGATGTTTGAATTTTCAGGGGACAAGAATAAAACACGTCACGTCCTTTACTACTGTTCAGCGAGCCGTCCAGGCAATGGTTCAAAAACCAAAAATGGTACAAACGTCAACGAGCGTGAACTTGGCTTTAAAGCAAGTCCTCGCCCTCTGGATTCAGTTATTAAACGTTCTATCACATCAGCTGATAACAAGGAAATTTATGACAACTGGTTTAAGAAAGTGTATGAACCTACTGCGGTGGCAGCTTAAGGAGAAAATCTATGCGTAAAATCGTTTGGGTTGGCGATCAGGAGTATGAGTTGGGGACCAATGGCTATACTCCTATCGCCTACAAGCAACAATTTGGGAAAGATTATTTTCAAGATTTGTTTTCAATGTTGAAAAATCAATCATTCATGAATGAATTGAACAAGCTGGAAACTGACAAAGAGTTGACTGCAACTGATATTGACATTTCGATGCTGTCAGATTTTGATATGACATTTTTCAACCGTCTTTTTTGGACCTTTGCTAAATCTGCAAATCCTCACATCAAGCCTTATGAACAATTCTTCATGGAAATGGAAGTCTTTCCGATTCAGGAAGTTGGGCCTGTATTGATGGAAATGCTGAATGCGAGCATGACGACAAAAAAGCACCAGATGAATCAGAATCAGCTAGCGAAGAAATCTTCACAGTAGAATCCTACTTATCTTGCTGTAAAGAAACTGGTCTTTCTATTGATGATCTAAAGCACATTTCAATCGGAATGGCTCTGGATTATCAGACGGATTATGTGAATCTACGGAGCGAGGATAAGGGTGGCGAACGGAAAGCCACGCAAGCTGATTTTGACAGTTTTTAAAGAAAAATGAGTGCTGAGAGAGCGATTCTGAGACCAAGTTCCTTGGTCTGGCTGCATTATCAGTGGTAGAAGTTCTCTCAGCGCTTTTCTATTTTTTTGAGAAAGGAGGAAATATGGCAGGAAATATCAAAGGTATTAAAATTGAAATCGATGGCGACACGCAACCCTTACAGAAGGCGCTGAAAAATGTCAATAAGGCTGCTACTGATGCAAGTCAGGAGTTGAGACAGATTGACAAGGCCTTGAAGTTTGATACAGGGAACGTAACGCTCCTGACTCAGAAGCAAGAGGTCTTACAAAAGCAAGTTTCGACGACCAAGGAGAAACTGGAAACCTTGAGACAAGCTCAGTCTCAGGTGGAACAGCAATTCAAAAATGGCGATATCGGTGCTGACCAGTACCGTGCTTTCCAACGTGAAGTAGAAGTTACTCAAAACGTCCTAAAAGGATATGAGGGTAAGCTTGCAAATGTGAATCAGGCGCTTAATGAGAATGGGAGTGCTACTCAGAACAACAAGAACCAATTAAAAGAGTTGCAAAATGAGCAGAGTCAACTTGCTTCAGAGATGGTAAAGGTGACAAGCTCATTCAAACTGCAAGAAAGCGCTTTGGGTTCAAATGCTAGTGAAGCCGAGAGAAATGCTCTTGCTCAGAAAAAGATTGGTGCTCAGTCTGAGATTGTAAGTAAACAGATTTCAAATCTAGAACAGCAATTGGAAATCACTAAAAAAGAATTTGGTGAGAACTCCACACAAGCCAACAGGATGGAAGCTGAGCTAAATCAGGCTAAGACAGCATTCAATCATCTCAATGATGAGATGAAAGGAACAAAGTCTGCTGCTGATAGCACTCAAGAAAGTTTAAGTGAAATCTCAAGAAATTTAAGAGCAGAACTACTTCAACAGTTTAGTGAGAAGTTGAGTGCTATTTCAGAAAAGCTTGTGGAAGTAGGAAAAGAAGCGTTAGAAGCAGCTGCTCAAATGCAAGCTAGTAATGCTCAATTTACTACCGTTTTCGGAGATATGGAAACCCAAGCAAGAGAAGCGTTGAATGCTATTGGTCAGGAAATGGATATTGTCCCAGAGCGATTGCAAGGATCATTCACTCAGATGGCTTCATTTGCAAAAACTTCAGGATTGGATACAGCAGAAGCTTTGGATCTTACTTCTCGTGCAACTAGGGCAGCAGCAGACGGTGCAGCCTTCTATGACAAATCTATTGAGAGCGTGACAGAGAGCTTACAATCTTTTTTGAAGGGAAACTTTGCTAACGATGCGGCTCTTGGCATTTCTGCAACAGAAACGACCAGGAATGCCGCTGCAAATAAATTGTACGGAAAGTCATTCAAGGACTTGAGCGAAGCGCAGAAGCAATTGACCTTGCTTCAGATGGTCGAAGACGGAAATAAACTCTCAGGAGCTCTTGGACAGGCTGCAAGAGAATCAGACGGCCTAGAAAACGTGATGGGGAATCTGAAACAAGCTGGGATCAATGCATTATCTGCTATTGGTCAACCTCTTCTAGAAATGATGATTCCTGTTTTTCAAACCTTGGCAACGATTGTGAAAGGTGTAGCTGAGCTGTTCAGTTCCTTACCTGCTCCAGTAAAAGATTTTGTTGTTATTTTAGGAACAGTTGTGACTGCTGTAGGGGTCATAGCCCCCATATTCTTATCGTTGCAAGCCCTTGCTGAGTTTTTAAAAATATCTATTGGAGAAATGATAATTGCCGCATTGCCAATTATTGGAACAGCTATTGCAATTGCTGCTGCAGTTGCTGCAATTATTGTTATTGTAAAATATCTCTGGGAAACTAACGAAGGTTTTCGAGATGCGGTCACGACCGTTTGGAATGCGATTCTTGAAGTTATCAATGCAGTCGTATCAGAGATTTCTAATTTTGTCATGAGTATCTTTGGAACGGTTGTTGCTTGGTGGACGGAGAACCAGGAACTTATTCGAGCAAGTGCTGAGACTGTCTGGAATGCTATCTATACGGTTATAAGCACAATTCTGGAAATTTTAGGTCCACTCATTCAAGCTGGTTGGGATAATATCCAACTTGTCATTACAACAGCTTGGGAAATCATCAAGACCGTTGTTGAGACTGCAATCAATGTTGTCCTTGGTATTATCCAAGCAGTTATGCAGATCATTACTGGTGATTGGTCAGGCGCTTGGGAAACTATCAAGGGAGTATTCTCTACTGTATGGCAAGCTATTCAAAGCATTGTTCAGACTATTTTTTCAGCTATTCAGAGTTACATTTCAAATATCCTCAACGGTATTTCAGGAACTGTGTCAAATGTCTGGAACGGCATCAAGGATACTGTATCAAATGTGTTAAATGCTATATCTAGTACTGTATCAAGTGTTTGGGAAGGTATCAAGAGTACCATTTCAGGTGCTATCAATGGGGCAAAAGATGCTGTATCTTCAGCTATTGAAGCCATCAAGGGATTGTTCAACTTCAGCATTAGCTGGCCACATATCCCACTACCTCACTTCTATGTAAGTGGTTCAGCCAATCCATTAGATTGGTTGAGTCAAGGTGTTCCAAGTATTGGAATTGAATGGTATGCCAAGGGCGGGATCATGACGAAACCGACCATTTTTGGAATGAATGGCAATAGCCTTATGGTTGGTGGCGAAGCTGGGAATGAAGCAGTATTACCGCTTAATGACAAAACACTTGGTGCTATCGGTCGAGGTATAGCTCAGACTATGGGTGGAACTTCACCGACAATCAACATTACTATTACTGGTAACACCGTCAGAGAAGAAGCTGACATCATTCGGATTGCTGATGAGGTAGCGCAGAGGATTGCTGACGAATTGCAACGTAAGACACAATTGAGAGGAGGGGTTGCATGATAAAGCATAATGAGCTTGTGATTGACGGTGTGAGAACATCGTCTTTTCCTTTTAAAATCATTGTCCATGATTCTCCCTCAATTGCTCTGGGAGAGAGCAAGACAGCTCTCTTGGAGCATGGTGGTATCAGTGGAGCAATCGTTCAGACAAACAAGCATAGGGAACTGGTCAAGAAAACTTATACGATTTACTTGGTCAAACCTACTGAAGAACAGATGAACCAATTTATGAGTCTGTTTATCCGTGAAAAGTTCTGGCTAGAGAGTGAGCGAGTCAAAACAACTCGTCTTTGGTGCTATAAGGTCAATGTGAGCGACCTTGAAGAAGTGCAACCTGGTCTTTACATGACCAAAGCAACCTTCACTTGCCATCCTACAAAATACTTTAAAGGCTCCGATACACAGAGATTGACAAGAAGTGGGACTTTGACCGTTCAAGGTTCTGCTCTTGCCTTTCCTAAAATCACAATCGTTGGTCAGAGCGCTTCTGAAACTTCATTTACAATTGCTGGTCAGGTCATTCGTCTTGAACGACTCACTGAGTCGCTTGTGATGGTTAATAATCCTGACAATCCAAGTTTTAAAACAACAACAGGGAAGCCAGTCAAATGGTCAGGGGATTTTATCATAGTTGATCCAGCGAAAGTGAAGAATATTGGGGTTGTTTTGGGTCCAGGTATTCAATCACTTGAAATTGAGACGGTTTGGGGGTGGGCATAATTGCTTTATCTACTTAATAAAGATGTGAGAACCGTTCGGTGGAACGGGGAGCCACTTCATGAAGCGACTTCGGCGATTGTTAAAGAGACCATGAATGGCGATTTCACCTTAACTGTGAAATATCCCATTTCCGACTCTGGTATTTATCAGCTCATCCAAGAAGATATGTTGATAAAAGCGCCGACTCCTGTTCTTGGTGCGCAGCTATTTCGCATTAAGAAACCTGTTGAATACAATGATCATCTGGAAATCACAGCCTATCACATTTCAGACGATGTGATGCAACGTTCTATCACACCAGTAAGTGTGACTAGTCAGAGCTGTGGCATGACTCTTTCTCGCATGGTTCAAAACACCAAAACTGCTTTGGGAGATTTTTCTTTCAATAGCGATATCCAGGACCGTAGGACCTTCAATACGACTGAAACAGAAACCCTATACTCTATATTGCTGGACGGTAAGCACAGCATTGTTGGTACATGGGAAGGCGAGCTGGTTCGTGATAACTTTGCGATGACTGTCAAGAAGAGTCGTGGGGAGAATCGTGGTGTTGTTATTACAACGCACAAAAATCTGAAGAACTACCAACGCACAAAAAACAGTCAGAATGTTGTCACAAGAATTCACGCAAAGTCGACTTTTAAACCTGAAGGTGCTGAAAAAGAAACGACTATCAGAGTGACTGTTGATAGTCCTCTTATCAACTCATACCCTTATATCAATGAAAAAGAGTATGAGAACAACAATGCTAAAACTGTTGAAGAGTTGCAGAAGTGGGCACAGTCTAAGTTCTCAAATGAGGGAATTGACAAGGTCTCTGATGCTATCAAGATTGAAGCTTATGAACTTGATGGGCAAGTGGTCCATATGGGCGACACGGTCAATCTCAAGAGCTGGAAACATAATGTCGATGCATTCAAGAAAGCTATTGCTTATGAGTTCGATGCCTTAAAAGAAGAATACATCTCTCTGACTTTCGATGATAAGGCAGGTATTGGTGGTTCTAGAGCTTCTGGTGGCCTATCTAGCGCAGCCGATGCAATTCTTGGAGTGACAGAATCTGCACAAGAAATCGCCCTTGAAAAGGCTCTTCAAAATGCTGACTTAGACTTTGATCATAAGGCTGGATTGCTTAGACAGGAAATTTCTGACGATATTGAACTGGCCAAAGCCAGAGCTGAAGAAGTCAAGAGAGAACTGTCTGACACTATCAATCAGCGATTTAATAGCTTTGACAACGGGCCATTGAAAGAAACTAAGCGCAAGGCTGAGGAAGCTTTGCGAAATGCTGGCGCAAGTAGTTCTCTTGCTCAGGAATCCAAGCGGATTGGGCTGGATTCTGTTGCTAGACTTGAAGCGTTTAAGTCGCAGACTACGAGCGCACAAACGGCTCTGTCGGGTGACTTGGACGCTCTGAAACGGACTATAGTGAATGATATTCGACCGAAGCAAGCACAGGCTGAAGCTGAGATTGCCAAGCAAGTTGAAGCACTTAGCCGGACTAAAAATGAACTGGCTGGCGCAAGTACCCTGCTTGCACAGGAAGCTAAGCGGATTGAGCTGGATTCTGTTGCTAGACTTGAAGCGTTTAAGTCGCAGACTACGAGCGCACAAACGGCTCTGTCGGGTGACTTGGACGCTCTGAAACGGACTATAGTGAATGATATTCGACCGAAGCAAGCACAGGCTGAAGCTGAGATTGCCAAGCAAGTTGAAGCACTTAGCCGGACTAAGAATGAACTGGCTGGCGTGAAGTCAGCGCAAGCGACGTATAAGGAGACGACGACTCGTAGACTGTCAGAACTGACCAACTTGGCCAATGGTAAAGCCAGCAAGTCAGAACTCACGCAGACAGCTGAGGAGCTCTCTAGTAAGATAGCGAGTGTGCAGGCATCCGGTCGAAATCTATTCTTGAACTCACTATTTAAGCAGGATATTCCAAAAACAGGAATTTGGACAACGAGTACATATACGGCTACTATCGATAGCGAAAGTAAGTATCTTGGACACAAGGCTCTTAAAATTATAGGTCTGAATCCATCTGGCCGTGATGGAGGTAATCCCAAGGTTACTTATCCAGCTCTGGGTCAATTCGGGAAAGTAATTCCCGGAAGTACGACTAATCAAGATGTAACCATTAGTTTTTATGCTAAGGCAAATAAAAATGGAATAATGCTAAGATCTCGATTAGGGAATATCGGATATAAAACTGGAAATGTGACATTGTCGACAGAAATTAAGCGATATGTTGTCCATATTCCAAAAGGTTGGACAAATGAATCCAAGCGGACCACAAATGAATGGTTGTTCAATTTCAACCAAGAAGGAACCGTTTGGATTTGGATGCCGAAGTTTGAAATAAACGATGTAGATACTTCTTATTCAGAAGCTCCTGAAGATATAGAAGGTCAGATTTCAACAGTTGAATCGACCTTCAAACAACGAGCCAACTCGCTCGAAGCTGGTGTGAATCGTCTGACTGAAGGGCTTAGAACCAAAGCGGATATCAGCGCACTCAATGTGACTGCTGAAAATATCCGGCAATCTGTGAAGAGTCTTGAGACAGACACGCAGAACAAGCTAAATCAGAAGTTGAGTCAGGTTGAATTTGAGGTGCGAGCTGGCTCTATCCGTCAGGAAATCCTGAACGCAACCAAGGATAAAGCAGATAAGACTTTAGTTGTATCTGAAGCCGGGAAATTGCGTGAAGAATTTTCAAAAATGAAGGTGGGAGGCCGGAATCTATGGATAAAATCCAAGACGGTTGGAGCTGTAATTGAAAAATTACCTGAAAACCATGTCACAGGTCAAAAAGAATGTTATAGGTTAGAGAACAACTCTACTTTAACGTTCAACCTTGAACCAGATTTCAGCTCAAGGTTGTATCAAAAAGTTACTTTTAGCGCTTGGATCAAGTACGAAAATGTAGTCCAAGGTCGAAACTTTTGGAATGTATTTAATTGCTTCAAACATTATCTTTTTAGAAAAAATAGTGAGACCGGAGTACAGAGTGGTGCAGATTATGCTACGCTTGGTAGGTATAAAGGTTCGGCAGATTGGAAATATATTACATTCACTTATGACTACTCTGAAAAAACAAATTTTGATCAATTGAAGACATCATTGCGATTCAATCTTGAAGGTGCTACAAGCGGTACAGCTTGGGTAACAGGAATCAAGGTTGAAATTGGTAGTGTGGCGACGGACTGGTCACCAGCACCAGAAGACGGAGAAAATGAGCTTTTAGTCGCTAAAACCGAGTTCAAGAGGACAGCTGATGGCCTATCTACTAAGATGGCAGCAGTTGAGAGCTATGTTGGTCAAGACGGTCAGCGACAGGAAGCCCTACAGCGCTATACTCGTGAGGAGAGCGCGAGACAAGCGACAGCAGTCCGTGAGCTGGTCAATCGTGATTTCGTTGGTAAGGCTACTTATCAAGAAGATGTTAAGGGTATCAATCAGAGGATTGAAGCTGTTAAAACTAGTGCGAATACTGAAGGCCTTAGAACCAAAGCGGATATCAGCGCACTCAACGTGACTGCTGAAAATATCCGGCAATCTGTGAAGAGTCTTGAGACAGACACGCAGAACAAGCTAAATCAGAAGTTGAGTCAGGCTGAATTTGAGGTGCGAGCTGGCTCTATCCGTCAGGAAATCCTGAACGCAACCAAGGATAAAGCAGATAAGACTTTAGTTGTATCTGAAGCCGGGAAATTGCGTGAAGAATTTTCAAAAATGAAGGTGGGAGGCCGGAATCTATGGATAAAATCCAAGACGGTTGGAGCTGTAATTGAAAAATTACCTGAAAACCACGTCACAGGTCAAAAAGAATGTTATAGGTTAGAGAACAACTCTACTTTAACGTTCAACCTTGAACCAGATTTCAGCTCAAGGTTGTATCAAAAAGTTACTTTTAGCGCTTGGATCAAGTACGAAAATGTAGTCCAAGGTCGAAACTTTTGGAATGTATTTAATTGCTTCAAACATTATCTTTTTAGAAAAAATAGTGAGACCGGAGTACAGAGTGGTGCAGATTATGCTACGCTTGGTAGGTATAAAGGTTCGGCAGATTGGAAATATATTACATTCACTTATGACTACTCTGAAAAAACAAATTTTGATCAATTGAAGACATCATTGCGATTCAATCTTGAAGGTGCTACAAGCGGTACAGCTTGGGTAACAGGAATCAAGGTTGAAATTGGTAGTGTGGCGACGGACTGGAGTCCTGCGCCTGAGGACGCTGATGGTCTCATCACTGAAGCTAAGGCTACCTTTGAGCGGACAGCTCAGGGCTTGCGAACCGACTTATCAGCTATTACTGAAGGGCTTAGAACCAAAGCGGATATCAGCGCACTCAATGTGACTGCTGAAAATATCCGGCAATCTGTGAAGAGTCTTGAGACAGACACGCAGAACAAGCTAAATCAGAAGTTGAGTCAGGCTGAATTTGAGGTGCGAGCTGGCTCTATCCGTCAGGAAATCCTGAACGCAACCAAGGATAAAGCAGATAAGACTTTAGTTGTATCTGAAGCCGGGAAATTGCGTGAAGAATTTTCAAAAATGAAGGTGGGAGGCCGGAATCTATGGATAAAATCCAAGACGGTTGGAGCTGTAATTGAAAAATTACCTGAAAACCACGTCACAGGTCAAAAAGAATGTTATAGGTTAGAGAACAACTCTACTTTAACGTTCAACCTTGAACCAGATTTCAGCTCAAGGTTGTATCAAAAAGTTACTTTTAGCGCTTGGATCAAGTACGAAAATGTAGTCCAAGGTCGAAACTTTTGGAATGTATTTAATTGCTTCAAACATTATCTTTTTAGAAAAAATAGTGAGACCGGAGTACAGAGTGGTGCAGATTATGCTACGCTTGGTAGGTATAAAGGTTCGGCAGATTGGAAATATATTACATTCACTTATGACTACTCTGAAAAAACAAATTTTGATCAATTGAAGACATCATTGCGATTCAATCTTGAAGGTGCTACAAGCGGTACAGCTTGGGTAACAGGAATCAAGGTTGAAATCGGTAGTGTGGCGACGGACTGGTCACCAGCACCAGAAGACGGAGAAAATGAGCTTTTAGTCGCTAAAACCGAGTTCAAGAGGACAGCTGATGGCCTATCTACTAAGATGGCAGCAGTTGAGAGCTATGTTGGTCAAGACGGTCAGCGACAGGAAGCCCTACAGCGCTATACTCGTGAGGAGAGCACGAGACAAGCGACAGCAGTCCGTGAGCTGGTCAATCGTGATTTCGTTGGTAAGGTTACTTATCAAGAAGATGTTAAGGGTATCAATCAGAGGATTGAAGCTGTTAAAACTAGTGCGAATAAAGACATCGCTAGTCAAATCGCTAGTTATCGTCAATCTGTAGATGGTAAGTTCACGGATATTTCAAGTCAGATAACTACTTATAAGCAAGATGTGGGCGGTCAAATCAGTGGTCTATCAAATAGACTTACAAGCAGTGAGCAAGGAGCCACTACTCAGATTTCAAATATTTCAAATCGGATAAACAGTAATAAACAAGGCACAGATAATCAGATTTCAAATTTAAAGACTCAGGTCGCTACAAACAAGGATAATGCTGAACGACAAATGGGTAGAATATCTGATCAGGTTTCTGCAAACAAAGCGAATGCTGATAGTCAATTTGCGAATGTGACCAATCAACTAGCGCGAAAAGTAGAGACTACTGACTTCCAGCGTGTTAAGGAAACCAGTAAACTTTACGAGCGGATTTTGGGCAATACTGAAAATGGAATTGCGGATAAGGTTGCTCGCATGGCTCTGACTAATCAACTGTTTCAGGTTGAGGTTGGGAAATATAGTGTAAGCGGCCCTAACCTCATTAAGAATAGTGATTTTAAAAATGCTACGAATGAATGGGGCTCAACTCAAAATTTAGGAAGATTGGTTAAGCATAGCTTTTATCACAACGGGCAGAAAGACCTTATGCGTTTAAGTAATGCAACTAAAAACGAAAACTTTTTGTATAGTCACCGTTTTAATCTTGAACGAAATACTGACTATGTACTGAATTTTAGAGGATTTAACAACAGTGCTCTAGCAAGCTATGATGTTTATATTTTTGGACGAAGAGCAGGCGAGAGCGATGGATTCACAATCGTTAAGAAAGTTGTTAGCAGCAAGAAACTATCTACCTCTAGATGCGAAGATGTCTCAGTAACTTTTAATTCCGGAGAAATGGATAATGCTTACATTCGTTTTGATAACAATGGCTCATCATCAGGAACAGCTGATTTGTATATTACAGAAGTTGACTTGTACAAAGGTTATAAACCTAGAACATGGCGACCACATCCAGAAGATGTGGTCGCAGATGCGAATAAGAAGCTTGAAGCCACGCAAACAAAAATGACTCTACTAACTGGCTCATGGGCAGTTCAAAACATCAACTCGGCTGGAGATATCATCTCTGGAATCAATCTTGGCGCCAATGGACATAACCGCTTTGTTGGGAAATTGACCCACATCACTGGAGAGACCCTGATTGACAGAGCAGTCATCAAGTCTGCCATGGTTGATAAGCTCAAAACGGCCAATTTTGAAGCTGGTTCGGTCACGACTACGATATTAGACGCTGAAGCGGTCACGGCTGATAAAGTGAGATTTGATGCTGCGTTTATTAGGAAAATGATTGCAAATGACGCTTTTATTGACCAACTGACATCTAAACGTATCTTCTCTACTAAGGTTGAGTCCGTCATTTCTAGTTCAACCTTCCTAGAAGCCTATCAAGGTCGAATTGGTGGATTCACACTTGGTCAATTTGACCAGGGTGGCGGTCGCTGGATTTCAGGTGTCAATCAGTTCTCTGTTGGTATGGGGAATGGTGCCGGGCATGGAGTCCGGACAGCCTTCTGGGCGAACTGGGGAAATAATTGGAACTATGCCGGACCTAAAGCATGGAACGTCAATACTGATGGGAAAATGTACTGTAGGAATGAAGTCGGTTTTTATGATCAAGTGGATTTTTCGAATTCATCGAGAGCAAACTTCTATGGGAATACTACTTTTTCTCGTTCTCCTGTGTTTTCAAATGGTATCGAACTTGGAAGTAAAGATGTGCTTGGTGATGGTTGGAATCCCAAAGGCGGAAGGAATGCGGTTGTTTGGTGGAATCAGGTCGGTAGTGGTAGCGTGAAGTATTGGATGGAACAAAAATCAGACAGACGCTTAAAAGAGAACATCACAGATACAGCTGTGAAAGCCTTGGACAAAATCAACAGATTAAGAATGGTTGCATTTGATTTCATCGAAAATAAGAAACATGAGGAGATTGGTCTAATAGCTCAAGAGGCTGAAACCATCGTTCCAAGAATTGTCTCACGAGATCCTGAGAATCCAGATGGCTATCTACATATAGACTATACCGCTTTAGTTCCTTACTTAATCAAGGCTATTCAAGAATTAAATCAAAAAATAGAAAAAATGGAGAAAACAATAGCATGAATAACAACATGTTGACCAATATCGCACTTAAAGCAATTCAGGAGCTTGCTCTTGAAAATAGAAAACGAACACATAGATTGGAGAACTTAGAAAATGAACACAGAACAGCTTAACCAAGCCTTACAAATGACAATTAGTGAAATGTCAACAACTTCAACAAATTCGATGATTACAAGTAATATCTTGAGTATTCAGTTGAATGAGCAAAGGGAAGAGAATCAAAGACTTCAAGCACGAGTGGATGAGCTGGAAGCTCTGCTTGATGAACAAACTAAACCAGCAGACAAAGGAGAATAGACATGGCAGAAACAATTCAAAACACAGATAACTTACTAGACCTTACAAAAATCACAGAACCATTTGATCTTGCGAGTGCTTTGCGCTACATGAAAGAAAATGGAGAGTTCATTCGTTGCAAGAATGTAAGCGATGACTTCTATATGTATCGTGACGTTCAAAAACGTCCTGTGATCGTAAATGGCCGTCGCCAATTCAAGGATATTGAAACCGTTTGGGCGTTCAACCAGTGGGGTGGTACAATCGCAACAATCAACGTAGCCCTTCTGTTGAATCATGAATTCTATATCATGAAATTTGATGCAGAGGGCAATCCTGACTGGACGGTTCCAACGGTAGAACCTAAAGAATAGGAGGTTGTATGCAAATTGAATTTTTCAATTTTCTAAGAAGTGTCGTACAGACTGAAGATGGTTTGGTATTGTACGCTCTAGCACTGATTGTCTCAATGGAAATCATTGATTTTGTGACAGGGACGATTGCGGCGATTATCAATCCTGACATCGAGTACAAGAGCAAAATCGGCATTAACGGGCTCCTTCGTAAGATTTCAGGGGTTCTCTTACTGATGATCCTCATTCCGGCGTCCGTTTTGTTGCCTGAAAAGACAGGTTTTGCATTCTTGTACTCAATCTATCTAGGGTACATCGCATTTACTTTTCAATCTCTCATTGAAAATTACCGCAAATTAAAAGGAAATGTTACTCTTTTTCAGCCGATTGTAAAAGTATTTCAGCGATTACTTGAAAAAGATGATGATACGAAAAAAGGAGAATAACAAATGCAACAAATTACTGAAATCATTACTAATGGAGCAATCAGCATCCTAGTCGTTTTGGCAGGGGTGGTAGTTAGGGCAGTCAAGGAATACCTCGTCAAAAAAGGTGGAGAAAAGACCATCAAAATCGTTGAAATCTTGGCCAAGAACGCAGTTCATGCCGTTGAGCAAGTAGCTGCTGAAACTGGCTACAAGGGAGATGAAAAACTGGCACAGGCTCGCGCTAAAGTCCGTGCTGAGCTTACAAAATACAATATTAGCATGACTGACAAAGACTTAGACACCTTCGTAGAGTCAGCAGTGAAACAGATGAACGACGCATGGAAAGGACGATAGGGAATGGATATCGATACAAGCAGACTACGTACAGGCTTGCCCCAGGTTGGGGTGCAGCCTTATCGACAAGTACACGCTCACTCAACAGGCAACCGTAACTCAACAGCTCAAAATGAGGCTGATTACCACTATAGAAAGGACCCTGAACTAGGGTTCTTTTCACATGTTGTCGGAAATGGCCGTGTCATGCAAGTAGGTCCTGTGAACAACGGAAGTTGGGATGTTGGGGGCGGTTGGAATGCTGAGAGTTACGCAGCGGTTGAACTGATTGAAAGCCATTCAACTAAGGAAGAGTTTATGGCTGACTATCGCCTCTATATCGAATTGCTACGCAATCTAGCAGATGAAGCAGGTTTGCCGAAGACTCTTGATACAGACGACTTGGAAGGTATCAAGACGCATGAATACTGTACCAATAACCAACCAAACAACCACTCAGACCACGTTGACCCTTATCCATATCTTGCAAAATGGGGTATCAGCCGTGAACAGTTTAAGCAAGACATAGAAAACGGCTTGAGCGCTGCAACAGGCTGGCAGAAAAATGGCACTGGCTACTGGTACGTACACTCAGACGGCTCTTATCCAAAAGATAAGTTTGAGAAAATCAACGGTACCTGGTATTATTTCGATGGCTCAGGCTATATGCTTTCAGATCGTTGGAAGAAGCACACAGACGGTAATTGGTACTACTTTGACCAATCAGGCGAAATGGCCACAGGCTGGAAGAAAATCGCTGAGAAGTGGTACTATTTTGATGTAGAAGGTGCCATGAAGACAGGCTGGGTCAAGTACAAGGACACTTGGTACTACTTAGACGCTAAAGAAGGCGCCATGGTATCAAATGCCTTTATCCAGTCAGCGGACGGAACAGGTTGGTACTACCTCAAACCAGACGGAACACTGGCAGATAAGCCAGACTTCACAGTAGAGCCAGATGGCTTGATTACAGTTAAATAAATAGAAAGGAAACTTTCTAAATTGTTCTTTCACCGCAGGCTCAGGCTTGCGGTTTTTTATTTGCTCTGATTCTTCAAAAAAGCGTTTTCTTGAAGAATAGAGAGGTGTTTTGTCAAAAATAAAAACAGTGACCGAAATCACTGCTTTTTAAGTTCCTGGGCGTATGTTATCATGCTGATAGCGTGTTTTAGACGCATATTCATAATATCTGATACACCATTTTTATACTTGTCCACGGCCTGAATAGACATGCCACAGTTTTTGCTAATAGCATAGGCTGTGGCGTTGTCTAAAAGCCAGCGGATAGCTTCAATATCTACTGACATATATTACCTCGTAAAATACCAAATCGCAAATAGAAGTAGAACAAATCCAATAATGAATTCAACTTTTTCACGCTTGGTGGTTTTTCTAATTTTAAGATTTACTTTCATTGTTTTTCCTGTTATAATTTAAGTACACCCCCTAAGGGGTGGATAGTGATTTCTCACTATCCAATTTCTAAGTGCCATTCAAAGCTGATTATAAATAAGTTTATTTTGATGACTAGCTTATTTGTTTTGACTTTGAGTGGTTTCTTTTTGAACTTAAACATTTCATGTTCCTTTCTACTAGTTTCCTTGTCTAAGGTTTCCTCCTTAACCTTATGTATCTATTATACAACTTTAGTTGTAGAAAGTCAATGGTTTTGATAAATTTTTTTCAAAAAAATAGACCTTGTCCAGAGGTCGGGGAGTTGGAGGGGACACCCTCCAAGAGTGTTGATTTAATAAGATTTTATTTTACCTTTTTCGTAAGTAACTGAGTAAACGTGAAGGTCGCCTTCGATTTCTGGGTGAATAGTGAACTTGTCATAGTCTACCATAGTGAAGACAGTATCCAAGTGCATGAATTTACGGTTGTTAGCAAATTCAAAGGCCAAAACTTTCTTGAAGCCAACATTTTTCTTGAAGATGTTGACCAAAAGTTTTTCGATAGAAGCTGCGTCTGTACGTTGAGAGATACCTACTGCAAGGACGTCTTTAGAAAGAACTAGCTCGTCTCCACCTTCGATACGCGTATCTTCTTCACGGTTGTAGACCAAATCCACTTTTCCGCCATAGATTGGGTGGTATTTGAAGATATACTTACCGTAGAGTGTTTCACGGTTACGAGTGTCTGCAAACATGTGGTTAAGCGATACGGCGTTTCCAATTGTTGCAAATGGGTCGCGAGTGAAATAGAGGTTTGGCATCGGGTCAATTGCAAATGGATACTCTGATTCAACTAAGTCAGTTAGATCTTTAGCTTCGTCAGGAATTTCTGGCAATTCAACTTTTTGAATCCCAGCCATTGTTTTTTCAACCAATTCTTGGTTGTCCTTGATGCCGTGAAGCAATTCACGAATAGCAACCTTGGTTTGACGATCACGGATGTTGGCTTCGTCTAAGTATTCCTCGATAAATTGATCGCGGATTTCTGGAGAGGTCAA